CATCAACCCAAACCACTATCAACGCGACGGCATGGAGTGCATCGACGCAATTGAGGCTGCTGTACAGAACCTAAGCGGCGCGGAGGCATACGCTACCGGGTCGGCCATTAAGTACCTGTGGCGCTGGAAAGAGAAAGGCGGCATAGATGATCTCAACAAGGCCAAGTGGTTTATCCAAAAGATGGTCGACCACCTGGAGGAGATCGAATATCAAGAGGAGCTACAGGCTGAGGCGACGCTCTTTGAGATTGCGAGGAAACTATGACCAAGAAGATCACAGTGCGCGAGGCGCGTAAGATACTCGCCATTGGCTCTGACGATGAGAAGGAAGCAGTCAAGCAGGAGCTGCAAGCGATCGCCGCGTCGAACGTGACTGATGTATTGCAGTGGACGCAGTCTGGAGGCATGGCACTCCTCGCGTCGAAAGATATTCCGCTGCACGTACAGAAGTCGATCAAGAAGGTGAAGGTCACGCCCAACCAGTATGGCAATGCGATTGAAGTTGAGATGCACGATAAGCTATCCGCTCTGCGGGTGCTGGCGCGTTATCACGGGCTGCACGAGCCGAACAGTGATTCGGACACAAGGCCAAGTATTTTGGGGATCAATTTAAAGGGTCCAGAAGTAACAACCTATGAGGTACTAGACGATGGCGAGAGCGAAACAAGCGACAGATCAGAGCCAGAGATCGACCCGACGCCGAAGGGCGCCGACGAACAAGAAGATCTCTTCTGACGAGGCGCTCGGCGGACTCAACCTAGATTTCTCTGGTGCGCCGACAACCTGGAAGTTTTTGCACGACGATTCGTTTGTGCGCGGCCTAATGGGTCCGGTAGGTTCCGGCAAGTCTTACGGTTGCGCAGCTGAGATCATGCTACGCGCCGTGAAGCAGCCGCCATCGCCAAAGGATGGCATCCGATACAGCAGATTCGTGATCGTGCGGAACTCATACCCAGAACTCAGGACCACAACCATCAAGACTTGGCTTGAGCTGTTCCCAGAGAACATCTGGGGGCCGATGCGCTGGTCGCCACCTATCTCGCACCACATCAAGCTACCGAGTCGCGGTGACGCAGCCGGCATTGACTGTGAAGTGATCTTCATGGCGCTCGATCAACCCAAGGATGTGCGCAAGCTGTTGTCGTTGGAATTGACCGGCGCCTGGGTGAATGAGGCCAGAGAGTTGCCGTTAGCTGTCGTACAAGGACTGACACACCGTGTGGGCCGCTATCCAACCAAAGGCAATGGCGGTTGCCCATGGCGCGGTATCTGGATGGATACAAACCCGATGGACGACGATCACTGGTGGCATCGCTTGGCGGAGAAAGAGCCGGTGCGTGGCAAGTACAAGTGGGAGTTCTTCAAACAGCCCGGCGGCGTGATGGAGGTGTCCAGTGCTGACCCAGACGGTATTCCTGCGGCAGGTAAGTTTTGGAAGGTCAGCCCCCAGGCTGAGAATATCAACAACCTACCGCCTGGCTACTACGATCAGCAGCTGGGTGGTAAGAACCTGGATTGGATTCGCTGCTATGCTGGCGGTCAGTATGTGTATGTACAGGAGGGGCGTCCGGTATGGCCTGAGTATGATGACTCGCTGATGTCCTGCGACGACATCCAGGTTGATCCGACACTGCCAATCCATGTCGGCCTCGACTTTGGTTTGACCCCTGCGGCGGTCTTTGGTCAGCGACTAGCCAATGGGCGATGGAATATATTCAGAGAGATCGTGACAGACGACATGGGGCTGGAGCGATTTGGCTTGATCCTCTTAAACGAGATCAATGTGCATTATAGCAAAAACGATATATTGGTCTGGGGTGACCCTGCCGGCTCAAAGCGTGATGAGATCTTTGAGGTGACTGCTTTCGATCACCTGAAGACGATTGGACTCAATGCTAGGCCGACGGCATCAAACGACTTCCAGGTACGCCGTGAAGCGGGAGCGATGCCTATGAACCGATTTATTGATAAGCGGGCTGGCTTGCAAGTGCATAAGGATTGTCAGCGGTTGCGTAAGTCTTTGGCCGGCGGTTATCACTTCAAGCGGGTCGCCATGTCTGGCGGCCAGGAAAGATTCCGAGATGCGCCGAACAAGAATGAGCACTCGCACGTTGGTGATGCTTTTGGGTATCTGCTGCTCGGTGGTGGGGAGCATCGGGTGATTACCCGTGGCTATGGCGGTCGTTACGGTGCAGCCGGAGCGAAGGGTCAGTATCAGGCGAACACAGACTTCTCGATATGGTGACGTGTGAGGATGTACATCGCTGGCTACAGGTGCCGAACGTGCGCGTCGTACCCTGCAATAGCTCTCAGTTTCAGCTGATGAAGTTGTACCCAGACGCAGAAAGGAACCGCAGGCTGCTGCCGACATACGATGAGCAGATCGATACCATTGGGCGCATGGGTTATGGGTGGACGGTGATCGGGGATGGTCGCTGCTTGGCGATGTTTGGTGTCATGCAGATGTATCCTGGTGTCGCTGAAGCATGGCTAATGGTAGATACATTAGGTATTAAAATGCGTAAAATGCAACTCACTAAAGGTGCTCGGCGGTTCTTTGATCATATTGGACCAGCCTTTGATTTACGGCGAGTGCATATTATGGTATCAGTAGCCCACAAAGAGGCTGTCGCCTGGGCGCGTCTATTGGACTTTGAGTTTGAGGCGACACTGAAACAACACGCCCCAGATGGGTCGAACAGTTTAGTGTATGCGAGGTTTTATGACTAATATGTTTAAGCCTTCTATGCCTGATACGTCAGCGCAGGAAGCGTCAATGAAGCGCCAGGAAGAATTACTGGATCAACAAGAGAAGCGGGTTGAGGCGGAAGAAGCTGAAGAGCGTCGCCGTCTAGCTGCAACAATGCGAGCGCGACGCACTGGCGGTATGCGCTCTTTACTGAGTCCAATGCGCTCAACGCCACAGATGGGATTATCAGGAGTGAATTATGAGTAACGCGCCGATTATTAGAGAGATTGCCCAGCCTATCAAGAATGTCATCTCTGGCAGTCCTCCAGTTCAGCAAACAGCAACTGTGCGCAAGCAAGCGCAAACGGCAGCCAAAGGCGTTGCTAGTGAGCGCCGCGAAGCGGTCGCTGCGGCAGCAGAAAGATCAGCCGCCGCTCGCGCAAGACGCGGACGCGGAGGTTATCGCTCACTATTGTCACGAGCGCGTGGCGGGATGAGTGGTGAGAATCAGTTGGCAAGAACTCTGGGCGGTACTGAGTAATGGCTGTCAACGCAGCAGGAAACTATGCGTAAGGAACATAAAAGCGAAAAGGGCGGATTGACTGAAGCAGGACGCCGTCACTTTGAAGCGAAAGATGGCGGCAACCTCAAGCGCCAGGTTAGTAGTGGCACAAACCCACGTCGCGTATCTTTTGCCGCGAGGTTTGCTGGCATGAATGCCAAGATGAAAAACGAGGACGGAAGCCCGACTCGATATGCTTTAGCGCTAAAGCGCTGGGGTTTTAAATCACCGGCAGAGGCTCGCGCCTTTGCGAATCGACATAAGGAGGCTTGATATGCCGATGACTGAGAAAGGATCAAAGATCAAGTCTGCGATGAAGCAGAAGTACGGTGCAAAGAAAGGCGAGAAAGTCTTTCACGCATCGAAGAACAAAGGCACCATCAAAGGTGTTGAGAAGAAAGGATACTAATCATGGCACGTATCACTCCTCAAGAAATCCTGAAGCGTCAGGAGAAAGCTGACGCACGTAAAGAAGAGTGGCGCACGATTTACGAGGAGTGCTATGAGTTTGCGCTTCCACAGCGCAACTTGTATTCCGGTTTCTATGAAGGCAAGACTCCTGGTCAAAACAAGATGACCCGCGTGTTCGACGCAACTGCGATCAATTCAACACAGCGCTTTGCCAATCGTATTCAGTCAGCGCTTTTCCCGCCGTATCGGTCTTGGTGTACGTTACAGCCAGGTGCTGATATTCCGCAAGATCGGAAGGCTGAGATCTCTGAGGCGCTAGAGGTGTATGCCGACAAAATGTTTGCCGTCATCCGGCAGACAAACTTTGATCTGGCGATCTCTGAGTTCCTGCTTGATCTATGCGTTGGCACTGCTGTCATGCTAGTACAGCCAGGTGATGACGATGCTCCGATTCGGTTTACGCCGGTGCCACAGTATCTTGTCTCACTAGAGGAAGGTCCACACGGCACAATCGATAACGTGTATCGGAAGATGCGACTGCGCGCTGAAGCGATACAGCGCCAGTGGCCTGATGCCGAGATCCCGCCAAGATTGCAGAAGATTGTTGAGGAAAAGCCGGAGACTGAGATCGATCTGATCGAGGCGACTGTCTTCAACGTCGATGAGAATATGTACTGCTACCACCTGATCTGGCCGAAAGACAAGTCTGAAGACGGCACAAAGTCAGTACAAGTAAACGCTGAGTTGGTCTATCGCACCATGGACGTATCACCCTGGATTGTCTCTCGATTCATGAAAGTGCCAGGCGAGGTCTATGGTCGCGGTCCACTGGTCACGGCAATCCCTGACATCAAGACGCTGAACAAGGTCAAAGAGCTGGTGCTGAAAAATGCATCGCTTGCCGTGTCGGGTGTTTATACAGCAGCTGATGATGGCGTGCTGAATCCACAGACAATCCGCATCGTGCCTGGTGCGATTATCCCTGTTGCCCGGAACGGGGGCGCACAGGGTGAGTCATTGCGTCCATTGCGATCTGCAACAGACTTCAACGTGTCGCAGTTGGTGATCAATGACTTGGTCATGAACATCAAGAAGATGCTGATGGACGACTCGCTGCCGCCAGACAATATGTCGGCTCGATCAGCGACAGAGATCGTGCAGCGCATGAAGGAGCTGTCTCAGAATCTAGGCTCGGCATATGGGCGATTAATTACTGAGGCCATGGGTCCACTGGTGCGGCGCATCCTGTATGTGATGGATGAGCGAGGGTTAATTGATCTGCCTCTCAAGGTTGATGGGCTAGAGGTCAGGATCACTCCGACATCGCCATTGGCGCAAGCGCAGAACATGGAAGATCTGGAGAAGGTGTTGCAGTTTGCTCAGATTGCACAGGCGGCTGGTCCAGTTGGTCAGGTCGCATTGAATCAAGACAACTTGATTGACTACATCGCTGAGAAGATGGGCGTGCCGCAGAGCATTCTCAATAACAGGCAGGAGCGTCAGCAGATTGCTGCTGAGATGCAACAGCAAATGATGGCGATGCAACAACAACCAGGAGCAATGCCACAGGAGGCATAAATGGAAGGATGGGAAGGCTTGAGAGAGGCCGACACCAGTACGCTTCCGGTCGATCAGAAGGGCCAGGATTTGGATACAAATTTTGTGCGCTGCTTTTCGACTGAGGCTGGGCAACAGGTTCTGGAATACTTGAGGGCTGTCACGATTGATGTGCCGTCATGGTATCCAGGTGAAGACCCGTCACACGGGTTTGCCAGGGAAGGACAAAATTCAATTGTCCGAGAAATTATCAAACGTATTGAGAGAGGACGTAGCGCATGAGCGACGCAGCCGAAAGCATTGAACAAACCGAAACAAAACAAGATTCGTTACTTTCAGTAGCACCAGAGCCATCCCCTGACGTAGAGCCAGAGGCCATGCCACACATGGAATCTGATGTGGTCGAACCAGTCGAGTCGGACTTTGAGTGGGGCGAGCGACCTGACTGGATGCCTGAACAGTATTGGTCATCAGATGACGGCCCTGACTTAGAAGGGCTGGCGAATGAATTGTCGGCAAAGACAAAATCTTATAACGAGCTACGCACAAAAATGTCACAGGGTAAGCACAAGGCTCCGAAGGATGGCAACTACGATATGTCTTTACTTGAAGGCGTACCGGATGATGATCCGCTGCTAAACGATTTTATGTCTTTTGCCAAAGAGAACGGCTTGAGTCAGGATCAGTTTGATCAAATTGCTCAGATGCATATGAAAAATGTCGGTGAGATGTTTGAAAACGTCGAAGTTGATGTACAGCGTGAGATGGACAAGCTTGGAAAGAACGCAGACAAGGTCATACAATCCACGTCTCAATGGCTTGGTAAGTTACAAACTTCTGGCGTCCTAACGTCTGAAGAAACAGAGGCGCTAGCCAATGCGGCGCAGTCTGCCGATTTTGTGCGTGCGCTTAACAAGATACGTGATTCCTATGGAGAGAAAGCGATCCCGGCAATTGACATTCAAGAGTCTGGCGCAATGAGTAAAGCGGATCTGGATGCGATGATAGCCGATCCCAGGTATGGCAAGGATATGCATTATACCCAGCAAGTCGAGCAAAAATTCATGGAGTTTTTTGGAGAGGCTTGATCCAAGGGGGCGCAAGCCCCTTTGTTTTTTCTGACAATCTGTTATATTCGCAGCAACCGACAACTCATATTCTTGAGCCGGCGACCTGATTACAACGGCCCATCAGGACAACCGTCACAGGTTTTACCATTTTAAATTTTTGAAAGAGGATAGAAACAATGGCAGTTTCAATTTCAAATGCCTTTGTCACGCTGTTCGACTCAGAGGTAAAACAGGCGTACCAGGGACAGCGTCTCCTGGCTGGTGTTACCCGTGAGCGTACAGGGGTCGAAGGCTCTACAGTTAAGTTCCCTAAGATTGGTAAGGGATCGGCAACTATTCGCGTTCCACAGACTGATGTGACTCCACTCAATGTTACTTACTCACAAGTGACTGCGACGATGGAAGACTACATTGCTGCGGAATACTCAGACATCTTCAACCAGCAGAAGGTCAACTTCAACGAGCGTCNNGA